CATTCTACTTGTACCTGCACGAAATTTTCCATATTCGTCGAGTAATTTGTACCAATTTACATTTGTTCCATATTTTTGAGGTATTTCTTCATTACTAATACTCTCTCCTGGATTTAATAATCTTGCTGTATTGTTAATAACTAGCAATCCAAAAAAACCTGGTGTAATATATTGAGTTGAATCTGGTTGTCCAAGTAAAAAATAAGGATCAATTTCGCCTGCTGGTTCTGTAAAAATATTAGCAACAATAGTTTGTATAACTCCCAATCTTTTAACCTTTGCTGGAGGAGTTATCCATATAGGTGTTTCAAATTCCATAGTTGCAATATCTATCTCACTATCGACACCGACTGGTACAGTTTTACTTGTTAAAACTAAATCAGTTAATTCAACTGTTGTAAGACTAGTCCAATCAACATAGTTGTCTGTAGTTTGTATTTCAAAACTAGGATTAAAGAATACTAAAATTTGTTCTAATATTTGTAATTTTTGATCAGTATTTGATGCCCAGATATCTGCCTTAATTGTTAATTTATAAGGAGTAGGCATTAATCTTTCAATTGTATAATTTATTCCTTGTTCTGTATCATATTTTCCTGTTTGTGAGTTTATTTGTCTTTCTCTAACATTAAATTTACTAACAAAACTTGAATCACTTAGACGATCTCTATCAAATACTAGATCTGTCATATAAACAGCAATACGAGGAGTTGAGAGCAACTTGTTTTCAGATCCATCTTTTAAAATGCTTCCAACTTGTCTAGTCATATCTCCATAAATTACAGGAACAACTTTTTCAACACCGTCAGCCGTTTTAATTTTAAAGTCACTTAACATTCTAATTATTTGAGAAAGATATCGGCGTACTTGGCCGTCATAGAACCATTGAATTGTCGTTCTCCTTTATAAACCAAACACGTTTACCTTTTATTAACTTCCAACTCATAGACCCTTTATTTTTCCATTTCGTACTTTCTTTACCCCGTTTGTTACTTATCCATAAACCTGTTTTACCTTTATGACTTCTTGGACTAGAATGTTTTTCTACACCATTATTCTCTTCTCGGCGTCTGGCATGAGCAGCCTTTTGTGCTTCTCTCATACGTTGTTTGCTTTCTTCAGAATGTATTTTATTATTTCCAGGTTGTCTAATGTTATAACCATTATTGATAGAATCAAATTTCTCTACATAAAATTCTTCTAACAAATTTAATTCTTCTAACGAGTTTGCTGTATCTATAACTTCAAATAAAAAAGAATCTAATCCATATTTCCTTAAAGCATTATGAAAATGATATTCTCTAGAAGAACGTTTAGAATGATTAATGTGCTCAAGACGACGCTGATTAGGATCTTGTATTGTTTGTCCTATATAACACTTTCCTGATTCTATATGAGTAAATTTATAAATATGCATTAGAAATCAGCCCTCGGTCTAAGTGCTTTTGATACTGCCTGTCTTTGTTGTACAGTTTGTTCATATAATGACCATTGTATTCGGTCGCCAACTGCTAAAGAATATTGAAAAGTAAAAGCAAGCTTTCCACCTTCATTAAATGTACTAGTAACTGGGTTTCTATTCTCATTTTGGAACATTTCAACACCATACATAGTATTATATGTATCTTTTGTAACAATTGTATTGGTTATAAGATTGAGACTTAACGTAGGATCAGTTGGTCGGAATACCATTGGATCTGCAACTGTGAATACATCTATATTAAGTAAACCAACACCACTTAATTGTGTATTATTAATAAATGAAGTTCTTTGTGTTTGTCTTTGATCATTATTTGTCATAGTCATACGTACGTTATCTTCAAATGCTATCCAATGTTTTCCATCAAAACGAAATAAGCGATTTGGATAATAATCTGTACGTAAGAAATAATCACCTAATGCTGCACCTGCTGGAAATTGTATTCCGAACCCATATGGAGCACCATTAGGAGGTATACCGTCTCCTACTAAGTATCCCTGATAACCATCCTTGTCGGGCGATACCATGGTTTCATCTGTTGTATCAGAATCATCAATTGCAATATTTGTTTGATCAACCGTTAATAAATCAACTTGTCCAGAATCTCTATCAACTGATAATGTCCAAAATTGTTGAGTTTCAAATCCGCTTTTAGGAGCATCTGCTTCTGCTTGTGCTACAACACTATTATTGATTGCTAGAATAGTAAGATAATCACTAAGTCCACTTCCTGTAACTTCGTTTGGATTTAATAAACGAAAGAAATTAGTATCAGGTGGAACATTTAGACTAGAATCAGATTCTGCAATCACTTCATATAATTGACCGTTATATCTCACAATAACTCCGGGACAATAATGTTTAGTTGCATCAAAGTCTCCAGCAAACATGTCTGCATTAACTGGAATATTAAGAATATCTTTAAATTCTGGACTATCTGTTAAAGGTTTACATTTTAATCTATAAAGGTGTGGCCACCATGTCATAGAGAAACCTTCTGCTGCTCTATTAATATCTTCTACAACATAAAATCTCTTAAGAGCAAATGCTAAATTTCCCAATGCATATGGATCTATAAGATGAGGTAATTCAATAACATCACCTGAGATAATCTTACGGCCTAAGGTGTCGACACTGTTATTAATGTGAATTGTTAAGAATATTGTATCATTTTGTAAAAATAATCCAAATTGACTTAGATTAAAATCAATATCTTGTACATTATAAACACCGCGTATAGGATACACTGTTGTATCATATTTTCTATCTCTATTTTCTAATAGAAGTACATCTTGGATTGTAGTAGGATCTAAGGCTTTATTGGGATCACTAGGATCAACAGGACCTAGATACTTATGTATAAAAACATCTGTACCGCCTACTTGAAACATCTCATAGATTTGTTGATCTATGAACTTAAAATCATTACCTTTTTCGGGTTTATAAAGACTTAAACGTGGCATGTTAGTATTTATCGGTAGCGATAAATACGATAAGAAGTCTATTTAGGTGAAAAACATGGCGCAACAACTTATAAACATAGGTACAGGACCCAATACAAAGGACGGTGACACAGTTCGTCACGCATTTGATTTAGTAAATCAGAATTTTACTGATGTTTATACATTATTAAGAGAAAATACTAGTATAAATCGTTATACTAGTACAGTTGATAATACAGATGTTGGTGCCACAGTTATCGATGTAACTAGTACTAAAGTATTTCTAGCAGGCAGACACAATATCAGTGCAAGTTATTCACTATCTGCCGGACTGTATGATGGACAGCAAATTCAGTTTTTTCCACAAGGTCAGAATGCTAATACTGGCATAACTGATATACAAAATATTCGTGTATATCTACATAAACCATACCACCCAGACTCTAATACTGGATACTCAACTGGTGTGTGGCCTTGGTATCCTTTTATCAAAATAAGCAATAATGCAAAGTCTATTGCAACAGCAACTTGGAATGCGATAGATAGTGTTTGGATATTAGATCCTTGGTCATTTGATTAATCAAATTACTAGCAAGATTAGATTTTAACATAAAAATATAATTGATCTTTTTACATACAATATATACATGATGTTAAAACTTAAAATAGCTATCTATACTATTTGTAAAAACGAATCACAACATGTTGAACGGTGGGCTGCTTCCAATCAAGACGCAGATTTAAGAATAGTCTGCGATACAGGTTCAACAGACAATACTGTAGAATTATTAAAATCTAAAGGTGTTACTGTTTATGATATAACAGTAAACCCTTGGCGATTTGATGTTGCTAGAAATACATCATTAAATCTAGTTCCAGAAGACATTGATGTTTGTATATGGCAAGACTTAGATGAGGCTTTATTAGAAGGCTGGAGAAAACAAATAGAAGATAATTGGACTGAGGATACAACTATAGCAAATCATCGTTATAGAAATAACGATAATCCTTGGCAGTGGCATAGCAAAATACATGCTAGACATAATTGTTGGTGGACTGGTGCTGTACATGAAACACTCAAATGGTCTGTACCTGAAAAAGCAATTTGGCTCGATGAATTCTACTTAGATGAAAAACAAGACGTTACAAAGAATAGAAGTTATCTTAATTTATTACTAAAGAAAATTAGTGAAGATGATCAGAATTGGCGTACATATGCCTTCCTTGCTGGTGAATATGAATCAACAGGAAACATGAAAGAATGTGTTAAAACACGCTTAATTAGTTATGAAAAATGCGACGATGGACCTGTTGTTAAATCATATATTGCTAAAATCATTGCTAAAAATTATGTCGCAATGGAAGATTATACCTCAGCAGAAAAATGGTTTCAAATTAGTGTAACTGATAGCAACGAAAGAGAATCTTGGTTTAATTATGCAGATTATTGGCATAATAGAGAAGATTGGGAACAATGTTATATTGCTGCTAAGAAATGTTTATCAGTAGAAATAAAGAGAGATGGATTTACGCAAGATCCTAAAGCGTGGGGAGCATTACCTTATGACTATGCTGCTCTTTCTGCTTATCATATTGGTTTCACTAAACAAGCAGTTGAGTATGGCGAAGAGGCATTAAAATTAATGCCAGATGATACTAGATTAATACATAACTTAAAATTCTATAAGGAAAAATTAAATGATCAATCCTCCTAAGGTTTGTATCTATACCATTGCTCTTAACGAAGAAAAACATGTTGAACGTTTTATGAACGCAAGCAAAGATGCTGATCTTGTAATAGTTTGTGATACAGGATCAATAGATCAGACCGTTCCTTTATTAGAAAGATATGGAGCAACTGTCTATAATATAAAACAAAAACCTTGGAGATTTGATGTTCCAAGAAATACAGCGTTAAGTCTAGTACCAAAAGACTTCGACTTATGTTTAAGTATTGATTTAGACGAATACTTACAACCAGGTTGGCGAGAAGCAGTGAATGAGGCTTGGCAAAAGAGCGAAGGTAAGTTAACTAGAATTACCTATGATTATATTTGGAATTGGAAAGAAGATGGAGTTACTCCTGACATAAGATTCTTTACAGATAAATTCCACCATAGAAACGGATATATTTGGCGACATCCCTGTCACGAAACACTTTATTGGGAAGGTAAAGGACCTGAAATAAAAGAAGTTGTTCCTGAGGTTATTTTACATCATAGAGCAGATCCTACAAAGAGCAGAGGACAGTATCTACATTTACTTAAAATGGCTGTTGAAGAAGCACCTGAAAATGATCGCATGTGTCATTATTATGCTAGAGAACTTATGTACAACAATCGTTGGATTGAAGCAATTACAGAATTTGAAAGACATTTAGCATTACCAACTGCTAGATGGAATGAAGAACGATGTGCTAGTTTACGATTTATGTCTAAATGCTATAGAAGTATGGGTAACCTTCAAACAAGTGTAGACGCAGCAATGAAAGGCCTTTTAGAATGTAATAATACTAGAGAGCCTTGGGTAGAAGTTGCTCGTGCTGCTTATGCTTTAAGTGACTGGCGTACTTGTTATTGGGCTGCGTCAAAGGCCATAGATATAACAGAAAGATCTATGAGTTATATCTACGATAGTGCTTCGTGGGGTTGGGAACCATATGATCTAGCAGCACTAGGTGCGTATTATACAGGACATTATAAAGAAGCACTTCGATATGGTGAAGAAGCAGTAAAATTATTTCCAAATGAAGAAAGATTGAAGAAAAACCTAGATTTTTATAAAGACAAAAATCTATAAATACTGTATGAGCCAATTAGACGACGCTAAAACGCAAATCTTTGAATATGTTGACGCCATGTTGGGCGGAGGCATGATTGATGTAGAATTAGATCCCAAACATTATGATATAGCATTACAACGTGCTTTTGACAAATACAGACAAAGGGGTGATAGTTCAGTTGAGGAAAGTTATATGTTCCTCACACTTCAACCAAATGTCAATAGTTACAAATTACCCAAAGAAGTAATAACTGTTAGAGAATTGTTCCGTAGATCAATAGGTTCAAGAACAGGTATGGGTGACGGTGGTACACTATTTGAGCCGTTTAATATGGCTTATACTAACACTTACTTACTATCGAGTTCAAATATGGGTGGTATTGCTACTTACGAAATCTTTGCTCAATATCAAGAGATGGTAGGTAGAATATTTGGTAGTTTTATCAACTATAGATATAACCAATCTACACAAACTCTAATGATTTTACAGCGCCCAATGGCTGAAGAACAAATTCTACTTTGGACATATAACTATCGTCCAGATTTTATTATCCTCGAAGATATCTATGCCAAACAGTGGATACGTGATTATACACTTGCCAATTGTAAATTAATGATCGGAGAGGCACGTGAAAAATTTGCTCAAATTGCCGGACCACAAGGTGGCTCGAGCCTAAACGGTACAGCAATGAAAACTGAAGCAAAAGAAATGATGGAAAAACTTGAAGCAGAATTGATGCAACAAGTAACAGGCGGTCAAGGTTACACCTTCATTATAGGATAGGAATTTTTCTAAATGTCAACAACTATACAATTAAGAAGAGATACAGCAGCAAATTGGACATCCTACAATCCAGTTCTTGCGATAGGTGAACTTGGTATCGAAACTGATACACATAAAATTAAAATAGGTGACGGTTCTACTGCTTGGAATAGTTTATCATATAATCTTGGATATGTTTTACCATCAGCAACAACATCAGTATTAGGTGGTGTTATTATTCCAACTGTTGTTACAAGTGGTATCACTAATTCAAGTGGTACTATCGGTCTTGCTACAGCAAGCACAACACAATTGGGTGGTGTTAAGATTGACGGAACAACTATCACAATTAATAATGGAGTTATCAGTAGTGCAGTTGCATATTCATTACCAAATGCAAGCACAACACAATTGGGTGGTGTAATTGTGCCAGCAGTTGCTACAAGTGGAATTACTAATTCGAGTGGTACTATCGGTCTTGCTACATCATCAACAACACAATTAGGTGGTGTCAAGGTAGATGGTACTACAATTACTATAAATGGTAGTGGTGTTATAAGTGCTACGTATACATTACCTACAGCATCAACATTAATACTAGGCGGTGTTAAGATAGATGGTACTACAATTACTATAAATGGTAGTGGTGTTATAAGTGCTACATATACATTACCTGCTGCTACAACTTCAGTATTAGGTGGTGTTATTATTCCAGCAGTTGCTACAAGTGGAATTACTAATTCGAGTGGTACTATCGGTCTTGCTACATCATCAACAACACAATTAGGTGGTGTTATTATTCCAGCAGTTGCTACAAGTGGTATCACCAATTCAAGTGGTACTATTGGTCTTGCTACATCATCAACAACACAATTAGGTGGTGTAATTGTGCCAGCAGTTGCTACAAGTGGTATCACCAATTCAAGTGGTACTATTGGTCTTGCTACATCATCAACAACACAATTAGGTGGTGTTAAGATTGATGGTACTACAATTACTATAAATGGTAGTGGTGTTATAAGTTCTCCTTATACATATACATTACCTGCTAGTACAACTTCACTATTAGGTGGTGTTATTATTCCAGCAGTTGCTACAAGTGGAATTACTAATTCGAGTGGTACTATCGGTCTTGCTACATCATCAACAACACAATTAGGTGGTGTTAAGATTGATGGTACTACAATTACTATAAATGGTAGTGGTGTTATAAGTGCAACACTACCTGCTAGTACAACTTCACTATTAGGTGGTGTTATTATTCCAGCAGTTGCTACAAGTGGTATCACCAATTCAAGTGGTACTATCGGTCTTGCTACATCATCGACAACACAATTAGGTGGTGTTATAATAGATGGTACTACAATTACTATAAATGGTAGTGGTGTTATATCGGGTTTTAGTCCAGATAAAGCAACTCAAAATGTAATAGTAGGATCTGGAGCATTATCTGCTTTAACAACTGGTAGTAATAGTACTTCGGTTGGTTACCAATCATTATATCGTAATACTATAGGTTCTGGAAATTCTTCTTTTGGATCTCAATCTCTATTTTTTAATTTATCAGGATCAAATAATACAGCAATAGGTTATCAATCACTTTATACTAATACAAATGGTTCTAGCAATGTTGCTGTTGGATATCAGTCATTATATACTGCTAACGGAACACAATATAATGCCGCAGTTGGTTATCAAGCATTATATTCAGTTGTTACTGGTGATTATAATAATGCATTTGGTTATCAAGCACTCTATAATAACACTACTGGAGCAAACAATACTGCGGTAGGTTACCAATCACTATTTTCAAATACTACTGGTTACAATAATATCGCGATTGGTTATTATGCACTATTTTCAAATACTACTGGTAATTTTAATCATGCAGATGGTTATGCAGCACTTTATAATAATACTACCGGCAGTAATAATGAAGCATTTGGATATCAAGCACTTTATACTAATACTACCGGTTATGGTAATACAGCTGTTGGTCAAGGATCACTGTATTCAAATACTACTGGATATAATAATCATTCGATTGGATACCAAGCACTTTATTCAAATACTTATGGTTATGCTAATCATGCTGATGGTATAGGAGCACTTTATTCAAATACTACAGGTGCTCAAAATACTGCAATCGGTTGGCATTCCCTTTTCACAAATCAAACTGGTCAAAATAATGTTGCTGTTGGTTATCAAGCATTAACTGCCGCTAATGGCACACAGTATAATTCTGCTTTCGGTTATCAATCACTTTATGCTAATACTACAGGTGATCAAAATACTGCTGTTGGATATAGTGCAGGAAGTAATATAACAACTGGAACTAATAATACTGTTATAGGTTATAATTCACAAGCAAGTTCCGCTACAGCAACTAACGAAATAACACTAGGTAATTCTAGCATAGCAACACTTCGTTGTCAAGTAACTACTATTACATCTCTATCTGATATGAGAGATAAAACAAATATTACAAACATCACTTATGGTTTAGATTTTATTAATAAATTAAGACCAGTTCAATTTGAATGGAATTCTCGTGATGGATCTAAAGTTGGCGTAAAGGACCTTGGTTTTATTGCTCAAGATTTAGATCAACTAGAACAAGATTTTGATTCACAAGATTATACTCAATTAGTATACAAAGAAAATCTAGATAGGTTAGAGGCGAATTATATGAGATCTTATCCAATTCTAGTTAAAGCAGTTCAAGAACTTTCTACCGAAGTTGAGCGTCTAAAAAATATTATTAAGAACATGGGAAACATCTAAATATCCTATTAGTTTAAAGGAAATAAAGATGAGAACTGTTATGATTGCTGCTCCTTCCCACGACGGCAAAGTTAATGTATGGCATGCTTCTGCTTTAAGTGAAACTTGTAAAATTGGCTTAACAAAAGATATTAATGTAGTGGCAATTTATATGTCATTTGATTCTCTAGTTCAAAGAGCAAGAAATGATATTTTTAAATTAGCAGTTGAAACTAATGTTGATGATTTAGTTTTTATTGATTGTGATCAAGATTGGGATCCAAATGATTTCTTTAAATTATTAAATTATGATGTAGAAATAGTTGCTGCTCCAGTACCTAAAAAAGATGACATTCCTCAATATAATGTAAAATTATTGGGAGAATATAAGGTTTTAGATAACGGACTTGTTGAAGTTGACGGAATAGGTACTGGGATGATGCGTATTCGTAAAGATGCACTTCAAAAAATTTGGGAAATAAGCGAAGAATATAAAGAAATACATAAGGAAACACCGTCTAGAATGGTATTTGATGTTAAGGTTGTTGACGGAGAACTTTGGTCTGAGGATATTATTTTTTGTAATAAATGGACAAAATTGGGTGGTAAAATTTACATAGATCCAAGTATAAATTGTGGACACTCTGGAGAAAAAAGATGGGTTGGCAATTTTAGTGAATGGATAAAACTAATTAAAAGGTAATATCTATCTTTAATTAATTAAGGATAAATATTGAAATGTCAACAACTATTCGTCTGAGAAGAGATACATCAACAAGTTGGGTTACTAATAATCCAATTCTTGCATTAGGTGAACCAGGAATAGAAATTGACACCCATAAAATTAAAGTAGGCGATGGATTAAATCATTGGAATGATTTATTATATATAATCGATTATATTTTGTTGCCAGCAAGTACATCACAATTAGGTGGTGTTAAGGTAGATGGTTCTACAATTACAATTAACAACGGTGTTATTAGTAGTTCCATACCCACAGCGTCAACAAGTACATTAGGTGGTGTTAAGGTAGATGGTTCTACAATTACAATTAGTAGTGGTACTATAAGTGCAACACAATATTCTTTACCTTCTGCTACTACAACTATATTAGGTGGTGTTAAAGTAGATGGACTAACTATTACAGCCAGCAGTGGTATTATTAGTGCTGTAAAATATTCATTACCAATAGCATCAACAAGTACATTAGGTGGTGTTAAGGTAGATGGTTCTACAATCACTATAAATGGTAGTGGTGTTATTAGTGGTTCTAGTAATGGACCTACAGGACCAACTGGACCTTCTGGACCTTCTGGTGGACCAACTGGACCTACTGGATGGACCGGTCCTACAGGTTGGACTGGACCAAGCGGAGCATTACAGCATTGGACATTAAAAACATCAAATTATACTGCTATAGACGGAGATCGTATAGTTGCAAATACTAGTGGCGGAAGTTTTAATATAACACTTCCATCGAGTCCATCATCTGGGACATATGTTCAAATCACCGACGGAGGAAATTGGCAAACAAATAATCTTATTGTTACTAGAAATGGAAGTACAATTGAAGGACTTTCTGAAGATTTAACAGTTTCGATAAGTGGAATAACTATAGAATTAATTTACGACGGAACAACTTGGCAAGTAACTGCAACAACAGGTGCTGCTGGTCCAACTGGTCCATCAGGCGGACCTACTGGTCCAACTGGATGGACTGGACCTACAGGATGGACTGGACCTAGTGTAACTGGACCCACAGGATGGACTGGACCTACAGGATGGACTGGACCTACAGGATGGACTGGACCTAGTGTAACTGGACCTACAGGATGGACTGGACCTACAGGATGGACTGGACCTAGTGTAACTGGACCTACAGGATGGACTGGACCTACA